TAGCGGTTTCGCTTGCGTAACGCAGCTTCTTGGCTTCGCCGCTTTCTTGGCTTGCCTTGGTCTGCTCGAACAGACGCGCACCTGCCATAAGCGCAGCTTCACGCTGGCGCACCATCGCATTGTCGTGTGCCTCAATACCAGCACAGGTAGGCGAAACGTATTTCAGGTCAGGCTTCATGCCCGGAGCGCCGCGCATCTCATGTACAGCGCCCGCGCCAACGGTTGTCGGAGCCTCGCCGTCGATGGCAACAAGCGTCTCTTGCCCACTCATGTAAAGCTGGTGGCGATAGTCTGCCGAAAGCTGGTAATATGCCAACGCAGCACGGGCGACACCGATCAGCGGCGGCGCTTCGATCCGTGGCGACAAGTCTTGTGCAGTGCCGATCACAAACGGGATACGCTCTAGCAGCGCACCGCCCCGCGCCCGCACTTCGATCTGATCCATCAGCGTGCCGTTTTCATCCAGCAGCGTCGGGACATAGCCGCCGTCGATGATGCCCAGCACCAGATACTGCCGCACCTGCTCCCACACGAAGCCATTCCGGCGCATCGTGCTTTCGTCCAGCACCCACCAATCGCTATCCCAGTTGATAACCTTATCGCGGCGGATGCCTGCCAGATAAGCGTCACCGCCATCACGGGGAGCGTCAGACAGAATGCCATAGGAGCCAATCACAAGTAGCTCGCGGGTAATGCGGCGGTGGAACGCTTCCAGCGGCAACCCCATGCCGTCTGCGTTTTCCCACAGGTACATCATGGCATCAGGAATCGTGATCGGGATTTCGCGCCCGTGGATGATGCCGATCATCGCCGCGACACTGGGCGCAAGCATTTCGGGGAACTGAGCGCGGCCCTTATAGGCGTGATACATCGCCTTGCCGCCATCTTCCTGCGAGGCAAAGCCGGATGGCATTGGCAGGTATTCAATACCGCGTGTTTTGATCGCGCCTTCACCGTCCATAGCGTCACGGCAAAGCTGCCACTCGGCACGGCGGATTGTCGTGACCGCCGGATGCAATGTCGAAACGCTAGTAGTCATTAGTATAGACCCCGCAAAGGCTTGGACTTAGTAGACGGCTGCTGGCGATGCCTAATCATTGGCCCAAGCGCATAGCGAATAGCATCAATGGTGTGATTGTGCGCGTCCACAATATTGCTCGTTACATCGCCTGAAAGCCGGTCAACCTTGTAGCTGTATAACCTAGTTTCGCTTGCAACGCTAGAACAGCGAGGATGCACCACAATTTCAGCGAAGCTGCGCAAGTAACCTATGCCATCTTCCACGCTGCCTTGCCACTTTTCACACGCGGTGGCACGGGGCAATCCATGCCGCGTCAGGTGGCTAATGCTTTCAGGCCGCGAGTTGTCCCAGCGTGATACTTCACGATCAAAGCCGGGGATGCAGTTGACAACAAAGCTGGCGGTATCATCCAATTCAAGCCCGACGCGCACTGCCTCATGTTCGATGTAGAGACGCGGGCCATGTACCCAGCACTTGACGGCAGCGGTCGGGTCTTGGCTGAAACCAAAGTCACCGCCGTAATAAGGCCCATCCCAATCGCTGCTAGGTTCAAACTCCGCAACGCGCACCTTGCCTGCCAGCACTTGTGCATCGCTGTTGGTTAGATACTCACCGTCCCAGATGTGGGCATAGGTGGCAACATCAAGCCGCTCTTGCTCACGCTGGCGAAGCGTCTCAAGGCCGACCGGGAAAAACGCATTGTCGCTGTAATTGACCTTGCGGATGATGGCGTTCGCAGGCGGTGACTTGATGAACCGCTTATCGACAGGCGATCCGTCAAGACGCGGGTTCCAGACTGCCCAAAGCTCAGACTTTTGCTGGCGAAACACGGTCGCCTCAAGCGCAAGCCAACTGTCTTCAGGAACGTCCTCCGCTTCTTCGACAATCGTTAGGTCGATCTTGGCGAGGGACTTGATCGCGGTTGTGTTGTGCCGAAGCCCGCGAAAGATAAACTCGGTGCCGTTTTTGCCCCGAATGTAATCGACGCCAACATCGTAATGTGCTTCCAGCCAAGGCTCACTGGCGATTGCCGCCTTCACTTCAGCGTGAAAGCTTTCCTTGATCGACACCTGTAGCTCGCGGGTACAAAGGATGCGCAGCGGTTCGACCATACCCCAAACTGCGGCCATCTTGGCTGCACCAAAAGACTTTCCCGACCCGCGACCGCCATACAGCCCGCGATACTGAACAGCACCGCGCTCAGGGGCGAATGTTTCAGCGATCTTGCGGGGAAGCTTAACCGTCGCTTGTGTCAATGCCCTGCACCACAATGCGGATCGGTGGAGTCATTGATCCATCGCTAGACTTGTGATCGACAGTCGCCAGCTTTGCGTGAACATAAGGCGCAGCCTTGTTGGCAGCGTCCAGACGAACGCCCAATTCGTTTCCTTCATTGCGCATGACGGAAAGCATATAATCAAGCGGGGTAAGACCGCTTTCTTTAATAGCCTTTGCCTGCTCTTGCGTTTTTACGTTGCGTGACCCCTTTGGGCGACCCGCACCAGAACGCTTGCCTCCTACGGGCATTTAATTTCCTTTGATATTAAATTGTCCAGCAAGATACAATTTACGCCCACAAGCTCAATTGTGCAAGGCAGGCATCACTCACCCTCTTGCTCCTGCCTTTTCGCGTCACGCTGCCTTTCGGACTTGCTGCGCTTTTTGTGCCTTCGGTCTTCTATACATTTTGCAATGTAGTGCCGCAAAGTGGCTGCGTATGGGCTTCGTTTCACTCGTCGCCTTCAGTGTTACCGGGATGCACCAGAATGTCACGCAGGGCGTTCTGTACCAGCAAACCCTTATCCCAACCGCCAGCCATAATCGCGTTTAAGTGATAACGTGCGTTATATCGGGCTGCGACCACAGCGCGGGCTGCGATGAGCGCGTCTTCATTCGGATTAATCATAACATAGCCTCTTGCTTCGGAGTGGGCTTTGAGTGTTGCGGAACAAATAGATCGGCTTGTTTCTGCGCTTCGTCGATGCGCCTGCAGGCAATCTCGAAGTATTTAGGCTCGCGTTCGATGCCAATGAACTTGCGGCCCATCTGAACGGCTGCAACGCCTGTGGTGCCGCTGCCAAGAAACGGATCGAAAACCAGCGATGCGTCAGGGAAAAATTCAAGGCACCATCGCATAAGCGGAACGGGCTTCTGTGTCGGATGGACGTTGGGCTCAGGCGCAACAAAGCCGCCGTTGGCGCAATAGGTAAACATCTGCGCGCGACCTTCAAGCGACGTCCAAGCCATCTCCCATTCCGAAAGGTTTTTCTGGTTCGGGCGTAGCTTGTTCCAGCAAAGCGGCTTGCGGGTCGGTGGAAGGTCAAGATAATTCCCGCCCCAAAATAGCTGATGGTCTGACATGGCTATGAGGTCGCGCAAAAGGCCCACTTCTGGCGTAACGTCCCACTCAGCCGCGTTGGCTGCGATTAGGCGCTCAAAGCTTCCACCCCTGCCACCCTTTACCAGCGCACTGCCGATGCCATACGGCGGATCGGTAACAACCGCGTCCACCTTTCCCAGCGTCGGCAGAATATCCCGGCAATCGCCAAGGTAGAGCGTAGCATTGCCAATAACGACAGGCTCAGTCATCAATAGCCTCCTTTTTTCGCGCTCTGGCGGAGCGCTGATAGCCCCGCATTTCGATGCGCCGTATTTCCATTCGATCTGATCGGTTCAGTTCCTTGCGTTCGTCAATGCGGGCTTGCAACGACTGAACGTATTTCCGCTCTGCGATGTTGAGGATCATATTTTCACTTTTGCTGATAGTGGGCGGGGGCCGAAGCCCCCGTTGGTGTTAAGCGGTGGCGGTGGCGTTGTCTTTGCGATACTCGGCCACAGCATCAGCGATAAAATGTTTGACCAAGCTGATCCGCTGGTAGTGACGATTGCTGTTAAGCAAAGCAAATGAACCGTTTGGCCTCTGAACATGAACATCAAATCGGAGTGAGCCATCGTTATAAAAACCGTCGAGCATCACGCGGTAAGCTTCGGCATCACCCGCAGTGTTCTCAATCCCTTCGACTTCGATGCAGCGCACAAGGCGCGTGCCGATGATCGAGTGGCTGTCCATATATTCGCGGATAATCTTGGTGCTAACGGTGGTCATTGCGTGTCTCCTCAGTTGATGCACCCTGATACCCACGACCAATTACCCTGTCAACACCTTTTCGCTATTCATAGCTGCCATTTTTTTGCCTGCCTTCTTCCTTTGCAAGCGTCTCATCCGTGCGCTTCACTGCCACGATGTCGGAGTAGCTGCCATCGTGTATCCAGATGCAGGTTGCGGTCGGCCAAGGTTCCTTGCCGCAGATGCCGCTGCGTAGCTGGCACCAAAGCGTATCACCCCAAGCCTTTGGCGGTCTGCGCTTGCCACTAATCTTCGTGTACCCCGGCGCAGGGATCGGCCAAATCCTATTCATCGCCCATAACGCTCGCTTGGCGTGTCCGGGCGCATGGGGCGGCGTATTTCGTAACAATCCTCCATGCCAAGCACGCCATCAGCCTTGCGGACGGGGCGCATTCGGAACCTGCTGGACGATCTGGCGCGAACGCAGTTTATCTCGTCGATGAAGTGCAGCAGCGCATCCTCGCCAATGCCCATCCGGCTGGCGGAATTAGTTTCGATCAGCTTTGCCATATTGCCCCTCCACTAGCTTTGTGAACTTCGATGCGGTCAGGAAGAAATCAGGATCGGCCCTCCAGCCCTGATGATTGTCGCCGTGCATCCACTTGTTGTCGCGCAAACAGCTAAACGCAGCCTGCCAATCACTGATCTCAGGATACTCTCGGCGGCGCACATTAAAAGCCCGCTTCCGCGATTCGGTCAACTTCCGAATCTTTGCCAGACCGCACGCTTCGGCGGTCTCATTCCATGCTTCAACAAAATCTTCGATTGTGAATGCAGGTGCATCGCCAGATGCACTAGAACCTTTAGGTTCTTTCTTATCTTGTCTTATCTTATCTACTCTAGGCCGTTTCATTTCCGTTACTGTAACGGTTACATCTGTTTCACCGCTGTTTTGCAACGATTTTTGCTTGTCCCGAAACTTTCTAACCCGATCTCGACTGTGATCTGATCGTTGCTGTAATTCGTCCCACTTTATCGGTTGCCATTCAGCATCAATCAGGCCGACATTCATCAGCCTCCGATTGATTTCATCAAGCTCCCGAAGCTGGATGCCAAGCTTTAATGCAAGCCTGCGCTCCCACAGATCATCATGATCGTCATCAAGCAAACCATCAGCCTTAAGGCAAAGCACTGCCACAAAATGCCAACGATCCTCGAAAGCCAAAAGGCGCAAGCGCTCATCGTCAATCATGCGATGATAGACGCGAAACCAAGGCAAACCGCTCATCGCTTCCACTCCTTACGCACAGCTTCGATCACCGCTGCAATGTCTGGGAACTGTGCTGCCAACTCAGGCCAACGCCTCACGGCATTCATCATCGTGGTGTGGTCTTTGCGATTAAGCAAGGACGCAAGAAACGGGTAGGAATAAAGCTTTTCATCACGCTCCCGCAGCAGCACGGCAATACCGCCAGCGACAGCAACGTTTTGCGCCCGCCTGCGCTGCTGAAAGAACTTGCGCCGCCCGATCTGGCATCGTGCCAAAACACTGGCGATCAACTCTTGCGCTTCATCAGCCGCTTTCTGCTTGATATGCTGCTTGTCGTTAATCCGATCTGGAATCAGCGCGGCCAAGCGAGCAATTTCGTCCCTTTGCTCTGGCGTAAGAGATCGGCGCAGCGGTATCCGCTCCACAACCGTTGGCTGCGGCGGAACATTGCGGATAGGCGGTATACAGTGTACACGAACAATCATTCAGTGCCTCCTCTTCAGGCGTTGATAGGGCCGGTCGAGCGGGCTTCCTCCCACCGCTCCCGGCCCCATTTTTTTATAGCAGCCCATTTTATAATTCAAGCTGGCTGACCTCTTGATAAACCCTCCACACGTTTGGATGGCGGCAGTAAGATTGAAACTGCTTCAGCAGGTGTGCAACAGTGCTGTGATCCTCACGCGCAATGCACGCACCAAGCCTGCTGTGGCTGTAGACGCTTGGATTGCGCTCACGCAGCACCTGACAAACGATACCCCTAGCATGGACGTAAGGCTTGACTCTGGTGGCGCTGTAGAACGTTGCAACGTCAAGGCCCATGCGCTTGCAAACCTCTTGGGCAAGCTTTTCCGACAGCAGCGTTGGCTTATATTCACGCGGCTCAAGGCTTGCTGGCTTGGGGATATATATCTTGCGCGGTTTTTTGGGCTTTTCAGGCTTGCTGATGCGCTCCAGCCTGTCTTGCAGGTATTCCGGCATATAACCGACAGCATCGCTGTCCTTTGGCTCCCCAACGTTCCAGCGAACCCGCTTAGGCTCAAATTCTTTCAGCTTACGCTCAATCACATCAATCGGCGGCGCACGCCCGACCGTGTTGATTAGCGCAGTGCGAATTTTATTCGAACATTTTAAGTAGGCAAGTTCTTCGATGGTCATTCGATCAATCCCTGTTCAAACGATCACTTGGAAGGCGCATTGGCTCTTTAGGCGTTTGCGGATCATGCCCTGATGCCGCCATAGCAATAGCCCAGCCGTAATAGCTGCTGGCATTGCGCAAATGCGCTTCGTGATACTCTTCAATGCCGACCAAAGTGCGATCCAGCGTCGGCAGCGCCCAAAACTTTTGCAGTTGCTTTTTGTTACTTGTCATTGCGTGTCTCCCAGCCCTTAATTGCCGCTTCAGAACGGGCAGGGCGCATCGCCCGCCGCCTTTGCAGGTTGCGTTCAATCTCCGCGTTGACATTCACCAGACGCGCATACGTGATAAGGGGGTCTTGCGGCGCAATTATGCGCTGCGTATCATCGCTCATGTGGCTCTCCTATAGCCGCTAGTTGCCGCCCAGTGTTAGTAGCACTGGGCGGTCTTTTTCTGCGCTGGTTCCGCTATGCGGTCAAGCGTTTTTATCAGGATCGGTTAGGCGAACGCCCATTTGCAGGCATTCACGCTGCACTGCATCAAGATATGCCGTCATCTGCGGCACAGTCATTAAGCTGGTGACGGGCAGATACTGCATCACAGCAAGCTTTTCCTCGAACGTGCGAGGCTTCAGAACCGCGTCATAGGTCTGGCGGAACTTATCATCCTCGGCACGCAGGATCGGCACACCATGCCGCAGCTTCCAATCGCACCGCACTTCGTCAAGCGTCCGGTCGCCCATCACCTCAGAGAATTCACGCGCCCACAAAAACTGAAGATGATTTTGGTCTAGCGACCGATCCCTGCCTTGCCGCCATGTTACCGTGATCGGCAGCTTCAACGCGCCCAGCGTGCGGCCCAGTGCCTGCAAGTCATGCGGCGTGTTGATGATTCTATGTGGCATCGCTTCGCCTGTGCGCTTCGATTTCGGCACGAACTGGGCTGCTGCGGATAAACGCTTCGATAATGGCTTCCACATCCTTGCCCTGCCAGAATGTGCGCTCACCTTGGGAATGCTGCCGCTGATGACACCCATCATGCCCGCCACAAAGCGCCACGGCACGAAAGTCATCCGGCTTAAAGCCCATTCCCGCATTGCTGCCTAAACGAACGTGCGCAGCCTCAATGGGCGCATCTGCATCACAAATGACGCAAGCATGGCTGCGAATATGGCGAAGATGCCGCTGCGACCGAAAACGGGTTTCGCGTTTTGGCTTTTTGGGCAGCTTGCGGATCATGGGTGCATCCTTGTGTGAAATGGCGGGTTCTTCGCACCCTCCCGCCAAGGGCTTCCAACGCGCCTGATCTTACAACGGCACGCCACGAATAGTAGTGGCAGACGCTACACGGCTCCCCCGGTCTGCCAGCGAGGATCAGCAGGCAAGGAGTGGCCCAGCCGTGCGCGAAACTAAATTGGCAGACACATTGCACCGGCCTGCCAGCGGTTTCCAACAAGCGTGACTTTCCATTACACGCCCAGCAATCTCAAAACGGAATATCATCCGAAAGATCATCATCAAATCCGCTTTGCTGACGCGGAGCGGAACGTTGGTCATTCTGACGCGGTTCAAACAGGTTTGCAACAACGCGGCCCTCATTGTCTGGCAAAGGCAACGCATCAAACACAAGCTGAATACCTTTCGGCCCTTCCCAAGCAGTGCCAATCTTTACCCAATAGGTGCCGCCGTCCTTCTTTTTGCGCGGGGCCATAATGTCTTTACGGTTGCTCATATCTTTTCCTTTCAAAACCCGACCGCTTCGAACTTGCGGTAAATCTGCCGAACCACTTCAACGTCAGATCGGCAATAACTAGCAATGCGCTCATGCTCACCACGCGCCCATGCGCCAGCGACCTTGGAGCCGTCAAAATCATCCTTGCCGCCATCCAGCCCAAGAGCCTCGGCAAGCCGCGCCTGCCCAATTGTGCCACGCGCACCAGCCCAAGCCGTCATGGTGTCGAAAATATCTTGCGACCAAGGCTTAATGTCACGCGGGATGATTTTCGGAATCTGCACGCCAAGCACGATAGACCGGCAAAGCAGGAAGCGCAGATCAAAACCACTAACGTTGTGACCGATAAAGCAGGCCATGCCGACCTGCGGTGAAATGGCGTCAAAGAACGCCTGCAAAGTGGCTTTTTCCTCGTCGATATGCGTCATCGACACGCTCTGAGGCTCTTCACTGCCAATGGCCCAGCCAATGCAGCAGATATGCCCATGCGCCGGATCAAAGCTGGTCTTGGCAATCGCCTCGTCCGCTGCCGCATCTGCGTTCTCTGCCAGCCAAGCGTCAATGCTATCCTGCTTCTTGTAACTTGCAGGCGGCTTGATGCCCTCGCGCACCTTGGCCCGATAATCAGGCGATTGGTTTGGTATCGTCTCAATGTCTAGATAAACGTTAATCATGTTGCCCTCCCTCAATACTGCACATTATCGTCAAGCTCATCCGATACGCTAGGCTTTGCCGCTTCGCGCTTTTGCTTGGCTTTGTCATTCACCCATGTCTTTGCGCGGTCAAACCAAGCCGCCGGAAGCTTATCAAGCGATGCCACCTTCGCCACCGCAAGGAACTCTGCGACAGGCACATTCAGATGCGTGAACAGCGTCATCAATTCGCCGCGCTGATCCTCGGTGATGAGTGACGGGGCAGGCTCGCTCTTGGGCGGTGCCTTAGCAGCGGCATTGCCATCATCATCTTCTGGCGCAATGCCCGACAAGCTTTCCAACCCGATCCGCTTTGCATAGGTTGTCGCGGATTTCATACCCTGCATATTCTGCCTGTCCACGATCAGCGGAACGTCACAAGTCACCTTGGTTTCGCTTGCAGCGTGAACAAACTCAGTGCGCATCGCACCATCGACCACGTAATGCAGCACAGCGCACCCGTGGGCATTCATCGTTGGGATAATCACACCCGCAACATCCGCCAGATCGGCATACTTGGACTTGAATGCGGGATTGGTCGCACCCTTGGTGACTTTGCCAAACTCGCTCTGCGCAGCGCACAGCGCCGCATAAATGTTCTTGTGTTCTGTCATGCTTTATCTCCTTGCTGACATTCGCACGCTTAATGCAAGCGGCATAATGTGGCAAGCCTTAAAGCAACGGTTCGATGTAGATTTCCAGCCTTGGCTCGACACCATAATGCTTGGTCACTTTGGCGAATGCCACTTGGCAGTCATCACCCCAAACAATGCCATTTAGTGCGTCAGAGACAGCCTTGCCGATATTGTCCCAATCAGGCTTGCTGGTGTGCCACAGCGCACCAGAAGCCGCCTCTTGCCGCCTGCGCTTGGGCCAGCTTGCGGGAATCGGAAAAAACGCATTGATGATGATATAAACCGGCCCATCCAGCAGATCGCGGCCCTCCCACACCTCCCTAGCGGCCTGTGCTATTTCACGTTCATAGGCGACGGCTTTGGCGGGCGTGTATGTGCGCCCCCTTGCGAATCTTGGGCGGGCCTTGCCTTGTGGCTTGCCGGGGACGGTGAAGCGGATCATGCCAGCTTGTGATGCACTGCCAGCGCCGCGAGCTTGGCGATGCGTTCCATGCGCGGAGACTTACCTTGCTCAATTCGGCTGATCGTTGCCTGATCCACGCCGACCGCTTCAGCAAGCTGTTGCTGCGACAATCCCATGCGAGTCCTAATGTCTGTCAATGTCATGCCCCGCGCATTGCCATTAAATTACACGAAACGCAATGACGCGATTTTAGGGCTTGACCCTTGCTATGCACAGCGCATAGAACAGGCGGCAGCAAAGGAGACGTTCATGGCAATTTTAATCGAAACCAAAACCCACATTCTTGGCGGATATATGCCTGTGATTGTGATTGGCCGCGTTCACCCTGCCGAGCCTGATGTTGGCTGCGGCGAATGCCCTGAGATTGATGAAATCTGCTGGGCAAACGGCAAGCCCATCCCAACGCGGATGTGGAAGCGCCTTTTGGACTGCGACATTGAAGCCTGCGAAGATGCTCTGTTGGAGGCGCTCTAATGCCCGACAGCAACACAGAGCTTTTGGCAATTGACGCATGGCGAGCCATCGAACGGCTTTCGCTTTGCCCGCAAACTGAATTAGACCAGATGCGGGTTGCGCTGATTGATATGCAAGACCGAATTGAACTTATGCTTGGGAGGAACGCATGATCTCTATTTTTAAAATCGCCGCTGGTGGATGCCTGATGATGTCATGGCTTATTGCCCCCGCAATTGTGAAGTGGATCGCACTATGAAATTCGCCATCGCACAGACCATCGAACCCGCCGCCCGAATCCGTCGCAGCAGCGACAGCGTGTGGCCCTTGCGCCGCGCTGACGGGCAGACCTACGCCGCAACACAGCCGCACTACCAGCCGAAGGTGACCAAGCCGTGAGCCGCGAGCCACTAGACCAATCAGCCGCGATTGCGTGGACGGTTATCTTCTGCCTGACCGTTGCCTTCTGGATCGGCGTGATCGGGTGGCTGGCATCATGAGCAAGAACACCCTCATCGCCGTCGCGCTTGTGGCGACCGTTTCGTGGCTCGCCTTTCTGTGGGGCGGCACAGCCTACCTCGTCGGCTGGCATGACTGGTCGCCGTGGTGGTTCATCCTGACGATACTCTTGTCCAACAACACCAACGTGAAGGTGAAAACATGATCCCCGCCGCACACCTCGACCGCTGGGCCGAGACGCAGGCCGACTACATGGCCGAGATACGCCGCCGCGCATGGATGCGTGAGCATATGCCAGAACTGATTGATGAGGGAGAGGACTGGTGAGTGAGGAACTGATCAAGCGGCTGCGCTACACAGAAGAGCACGGCATTTTCACTGCCCACGACAACGGTATGCTGGCGCTACCGGGCGAAGCCGCCGACACCATCGAAGCCCAAGCGGCTGAGATCAAGCGGCTGCGCGAGGCGTTGCGCGGCATGGTCGAGTATTCGATGTCCTGCGAAAGGTGGCAGGACGACCACCCTGAGTATGTTGCAGCGGCCCGCGCCGCACTGAGAGAGACAGAATGACTGACATTGAAGCGATTACACTTAAGCTGACGAAGGCGGAGCGCGATTGCTTGCTCTCCGAGCGCGGCAAGAAGGCTGACTTCTTCGCGTTGGTGCGAGCGGGTTTGGCGACATACGAACCGATTTACCACAGCATACCGGGTATGAGTGGGCGGTGCCGCATTGGATATAAAGCCGACTTCACCCCGACAGGTCTAGCCATCCGCGCCGCACTGGGAGAGACGGAATGACCGACAAGCAAACACCGCCCGACTGGGTGCTTAAACTAGCCGCCGACAAAGCTGGCTGGGATAAATGGCCCGCTGACCACCTGCTTCGTTGCTACATCAGTGAACACCCTGACTACGGCAGCTACCGCGCACTCTGCGACATGATCGAACGCTACGAGCAGCCACCCGTGGATCGCAAGCTGCTGTGTGCGAGAGAGGCAGCTAAAGATTATGGATACGATCAGGGTGACTTGGCGGAGAACGCTTGCATCCGCGCCATCGAACTCTGGGTAGGAAGGTTTGGGAAATGACCGACGATCTGGTGAAGCGGGTTCTCAGCAAGAAGGCCGCAAGGCACACACAAGTTATAGAACTGTGCGGACGCATCGAAGCACTGACTGCCGAGAACGAGCGGCTGCGCACCCACCTCGCAGCGGTGAGGGATGAGGTGTTGGAGGAAGCGGCGAAGGTGGCGGATTGTTTCCATGAACGCGCACTAGAATGGGCCAAGTCGGTACGTGGCCTGACAGAGCATCTAACCGAAACGGATAGCTCCCGCATCGCCACCACCATCCGCGCAATGAAGGGAGACGGGAAATGACCGACAACATTCGCACTAATTTTTGCGCCACCTGCAAGGAGCAAGCCGACCGCATCGAAGCCCTGACTGCCGAGAACGAGCGGCTGCGGGGTTTGTTTGCCGCGCTGGCGATTGATCCAGATGCTTGCGCGGTGGCTAGGCAATACGCCCGCGCCGCACTCGCGGAGCCGCGCGCATGATCCCCGACAGCTACCTCGTCCGCTGGGCCGAGAGGCAGGCCGACTACATGGCCGAGTGCCGCCGCCGCGCATGGATGTGTGAGCATATGCCAGAGATGATTAATGAGGGAGACGATTGGTGAGTGACTGTGGAACCTGCCCCACCTTCGGTTACGACTGCGAATATGTCGCCAAGGTCGAAGCCCAAGCGGCTGAGATCGCCGAATACCGCAGGCAGCACTGTAGCGCGGTGGAGATCGCCAGACCGTTACTCGACGCACTCGAAACCCAAGCGACTGCGGTCAAGCGGTTGCGCGAGGCGTTGCGCGGCATGGTCGAGTATTCACGCTTCAATGAAAGGTGGCAGGAAGCTCACCCTGAGTATGTTGCAGCGGCCCGCGCCGCATTAGGAGAGACGAAATGACCGACAAGCAAACACCACCAGACTGGGTGCTACTCGAAGCTGCGAAGCGGAGCGGATGGTGCGACGCCGTTGACACTCTGCGCATTTACTATGAAAACTATGACGCATTCACCGCCCTCTGCGACATGATCGAACGCTACGAGCAGCCGCCCGTGGATCGCAAGGTGCTGTGCGCGAGAGAGGCTGTGGCGCTGCTGTTCGCTGGCGAGCCGGAGGAACTAGAGTTTCGGCATGGCTACCGCGATGACCGCGATCCAATAGTGGTCGCCCTCCGCGCCATTGAACTTTGGGAAAAGGGGCTTGGGAAATGACAACACCGAAAGTCAACTGGTCGGAGAAAGATCAATTCTACTGGCTGCGCGGTGCCTTTGACGAGGTGCTGACGTTCGACAGCGTCCTCGACGCGCAGGCCGCCGCCCGCCAGATCGAAATCGACAACGCCGTGAAGGCCGAGCGTGAAGCGATTGTGGAGTGGCTGCGGCGTAGCGCCGACCCGATCATCGCTAACTGGGTTAGCGCGCAGGTTGAGAACAAGGAGTACCGGAAATGACCGAAGTCCATTTTTACATGATGCAGCCCATGATCGACGACGCTGTGCAGGCGCGAGAGGCGCTGATCGCAGAGTGGCTGCGCAAGCACGGGATGCGGCAGACGGCCATGATGCTTGAGAAGGGAGAACACCTGAAATGACCGAGAACGACAAGGCGCTGGTGAAGCGGCTGCGTGAACGCACCAGCTATACACGTATGTTGCTGGTCAATCCGCCCCGCCCAGCACCGGATGACGACTGCCACCAAGCCGCCGACCGCATCGAGGCCATTGCGGTCAAAGCCGACATCACCCGCGCAAAGATCATGACTGGGCTTTGGCCGGTGCTTGGTGGGGATATGCTGCCCTATGACATCTGGCGGGAAATAAGCGAAGTCCTCACCGAAGCCTTCGCACTGGGAGAGACGGAATGACCGACGTAGCATCAATTCTCGCCTGCTATCGCAGCGGGCAGATCAGTGAAGCGGAGATGGTGGACATCTGCCGCGAGTGGCCGGAAGTAGAATCCGCGCTACTGGAAACCAGCATCAACAAGGCAGATGGGCATCAGAAATGCGCGACTTAGGTCGCCTTTTCCAAATACTTTCTCGACCACGCCCCGCAACCTTGGCACTGATACCGCTGGTAGAGGGTGGCGTAAGTGCGGGTTATACCGCGAGACTGCAAACGACTTGAGCCACAAGCCCCACACTGCTCACGCTTGGTTAAAGCCAAGTGTGGGTGGTTCTGGATATGCGGGCGCAGGCGATTATAAACCCGCTCGGTTAGTCGAACATCACCCGCGCAATACTGCGCCATCTTGGCCTGGGCCTTCGGGCAACCGTTGAACACATCGACCCATAGCTTGAAACCGTCGTGCTTGACCTTTTGGCCGATCCCCAGCTTCTGCGAGAGATAATCCAGCTTGCCTGATGGGTATCCCATTTTGCGGGCGGTCAGGAACAGGTCGATCTGTGTCGGCGGCGGAGGCGGCTCCATGCCAAGCAACAGGAACTGCCCGTTGATCTTGGGCAGATCAAACTTGGCCCCGTTATAGGTAACGATAGCGTCAGCCTCGTTCAGCGCATCATGAGTGGCCTGCATCATGCCTTCATAGCCATGCTCCCATTCGGAGTAGACTTTGACCGGCTGGCCTTTCCACTTCAGGCCGACGCAGTGGATCAGCTTGCCAGCCCGATCATCTGCGATCTGATTGATGGTTATGTGCTGATCGCGCAGGCCAAAGGTGTAGACAAGCATAAGGCTCGTCTCAATGTCCAAGAACAATATATTTGCATCCAGCACATCCCGTCCCCGCGCTGTTTCTACATAGGGCTATTAGTGCGCCTCAAGGTCTAGCCGCAGCCAATCACTTGCTGCGATCTTCTTTTCCGTCCAGCTTTTTGAAAATCGTCCCAAGGGTGCTGTCGATCTTGTCGAAGCCTTTGGTCATGTCCTCCTTCAAGGACTTCATATCCTCGCGCCAATCTTCCTTCGACACGTAGGTCTTGGGCAGATCGCGCACATCATTATCCAGACGCTCGATGGCCTTGGTCATGTTGTTCAACACCCAGCCACCGAGGAATCCGGCAGCGGTCAGGGCAATGTTAAAGAGAACCTGATAATCCATGACGAAGGCCACCCAATGCGTGTTATTCTGATTCAGCCGCTTCCTGCGCGGGAAGCTGCGCTTCTGCCTGCTCTTTGATCTTGACCGCAAGCGGCCAAGCGCCAGACGAGGTGGGCAGATTACCAAGAGTCTGAAGGATGGCGTTCACTTCATCCACGGAAAGAGCGAGATTAATCGGCATATTCGTCTCCTATGTTCAAAGGTCGGCCAGCATCAGGGCCGAGGCCGCGATAGCGGATTATGCGCCGCCAAGGAACTGGGATAGCGCACCAGCGATGGTAGCGATAACCGCAAGGACACCCGCCGCTTTCACCTTCCAGCCCTTCGGGGCCGCTGCCTCGTCCATAGGGGCGATTTCGCTAATGGCACGTTCCGCCAGCTTATCTTTGGCGATGCTGCTGATGATTTTCTTCAGGTTCATGTCCGTCTCCTTAGAGCCAAGTCGCGTATTTTTTGGTCTTTGCATTGCGATCAGCGAGGCCGTGGGTGCCGCCGTTGATGCGCTTGGTCAGCGCGAGGATCGCACCGTCTGTGATGCCCTGATCGCAGATCGACCAGAGCTTGTTACGGTCGAAGAACCACAGGGCGCTTTCAATCGCCAGTTCGCCAGCCACCAGATCAGGGTTGTCCATGATGTCGGGGCGGTTGATGTACTGGGACAGCGCCTTGTAGTTGTCGTGGCCGGTGAGTTGCAGGAAGCCGCGACCACGGAACTTCCAGCCGTCGCCACTGCTCTCAGGCCCGTTGCCCATGCGGTTGGCGTAGACACGGTTGGCGATGGCCTGGGGCTTGCGGGCGTACTGGGCGGCGAGTGCGTCTGTCGGGAAGTACTTGCGGAAGATGCCCCGCAGCCCCTGCGCACTGTAGTTGAGGTTCTCGCTGGTAGCCCGCCAGTTGCCGCTCTCATGGGCGCACTGCGCGAAGAAGTGAGCGCCACGGTTGCGGTTCAACTTGTAGTGGGCGCAGGCAGCTTTGAGCGTACCGGGGCCGAAAGCCCCATCAGCCGTGACCCCGATCTTGCGCTGAAGATTTACAAGGCTCATTTATCCTTGTCCTTATTCCAAAGTTCGAAAAGCGTCTTGATCTTTTCCTCTGCCACACCGAGGCGCACATCCATCTTAGCGAGGATGATCGTCAGAGAAATGAACGCCAGAACAACCGGCCATAGTTGGCCGATCAGTTCCACGGTGGAGAGTTCTCCGGTCATTTAAGCCCCCGAATTACGCCAATCAGGGAAGTCGTTCTCGTCAACAACGCCGTCGCCGTTCGCGTCATACCGCAGGTCGTTGCGGTACTTTTCCCAAGGCTCCAAATCGTCACCATCATCCTCTTCCGGGGTCTCGATAAAGACAGTCCCATTCGGATCGTCATAGGTCTTGGGCGCTTCGGGTTCTGGTTCCGGTGCTTCCGGCTGCTCGTCACGCGCATTGGCATTCAGGCTCAAGCCGCCCAGCAGGCCAACAAAGGCACCGATAATGGTCTGGAAGGCAGGGTTGACCATGTCGAGGATGGCTGCGCTATCGACAACATCATTGGGCAAGAACAAGCCGACAACGAGTGCCGCCACGACCACAAGGATCACAGCGGACAGCGTGACGATAGCCACACGGATCACGAACTCGACGGTGTCATTGACGCCCTCGCGCTGGCTTTCAAAGCGATCCCAGAAGCTCATCATGCACCCCACGGCAGGGCAGGCGTGACCACGGGCGGGTTAACGAGTGCCGCGATCTGCTTCGCCACGTTCTCTTCGTAAGACACAACCTGATCTTCGCCCAGCGCCTCATGCACCCAGCCGATCACCTGCGCTTCAGTCAGGTCGGCATAGGCAACGTAGGTAGCTTCAGGGTCGAGCGTAAGGCCGACCGTGCCGTAAACACCAGCGGCGTGTTCGCCCTCAGTGCCATCAAGACGCCAGTGAACGGTGAACACTACATCGCTGTGGCCTTCGTATTCGGGATACGCATCCATCTGGGCGACAGTCCAGTTGTGGGTTACGGTCATGACTTAGTTTCCTTCAAGTTGGGCCACGCGGGCAGTCAGTTCTTGTATGGCCTTCACCAGCACAGGGATCAGGGATTGATAAGCAACGTTCAGATGCTCTGGGCCAGCCTGCACAATTCCGTCGAGATAAACCTGATCCACCAAAGCCTCTTGTAGCTCTTGCGCGATGAAACCCGGCTGGATCGACTGATCCTTGGAATACTCTTCCTTGTAGCGGAAGGTTACAGGCTTCAGCGCAGCGACAACATCAAGGGCATCTGCGAGCGGTGCGATCTCTTCCTTAAGATTGCGGTCAGAGCCGTTGACATAGGCACCTGCACCCCACACGCCTGTGCCGTTTACTTGCAGATTGAACGCGCCTCGGTCAATGGTTCCAGCCATGCGAACCACATTGCCTTGACCGTTGATGATGAGTGGTTTGCCAGCCCACGATTGGACGTAAGAGAAGCTGCCGTCGCTGCCAAAGGTAAGATCACCGTTTGCGCCGCCGGAGTTGGCAACACCAACGGCATAACTGGACTGCGTTCCTGCGGTGAGCGCGCCCCCTACGACATCAAGCCGCCGTGAGGGGACGGTAGTGCCGATTCCTACGTTACCGCTAGTGTCGATCATAAGCCGCGCACCGCCGCCGCTCTCATCCCAGATGAAGAAGCTGTTCGTCACGCCCATGCCAAGAAGCCATGAACGGCTGGGATTGGAAAGTCTTAGCCACGTATCGGAAGAGTTGACGCACACCGTGCGCCCACCCACCGTAGTACCGATGAGCACTTCACCAGTGTTAGCAATCCTCATACGTTCAGTTGCGGCGATGGCGAAAAGCATGTCTCCGCCAGACGCATTATTGAAGCGCATATTGTTGGAGCCGGTCGTGCCGATCCCGTAGAAAGGGCCAGCCGCACCGATTCGGAGACCCAACGTGTTAGCGTCCGCGCTGTAGAGTAGGTGCTGATTGCCGCTAATTATAAGCGCCTGCGTCCGAATGTTACCCGTGCCAGTATCCAGCCGCTCGCTAGGATTGGTGGTGCCAATCCCGACGTTGCCTGCGCTCGTGATGCGCATACGTTCGGAACCGAGGCTGCCGAAAGCAAGGTCATGCGTACCGTTGGGCGAAAAATCAACATAGGTACTGTTGGTTGCGTCAACGACAGCCTGCAACCGCATCGTGGTGGTCGTCCAGTCCGACCCGTTTGAGTTGCGGACGAGGGTGGTCGTCAAAGTGCGCTGGTTCCCACCAGTTTGCCCAAAGAACCTAGACAAATCTAGCGTATTGCCCGCAGTGCCGCCGAGCGCCCCAGCGTTTACGTCGAGCCGCGCACCGGGCGAACTCGTCCCGATCCCGACGTTGCCGCTAGTGTTAAGCACCATCGCGTTGGCCGAAGAGATCAACCAACGATGCGCCAGAGCATCATGGGCAATTTCGGCGTAAGCATTTGCCGCCGCGTTTGTGGTGACCCAAGAGGCAGTTACGGAAGACAAATCAAGACGATTGCGGCTGGTTCCGCTCACATCCAACCGCGCCGCAGGTGCGCTGGTGCCGATCCCGACGTTGCCCGCGCTGGTGATGCGCATACGTTCAGTGTCGCTGGTAAGGAAAGCCCAATATTGCGCGTTAAAATCATAGGTGGCGAGGGAACGCTGGAAAATGCCGCCACTGCTCAGTTGGGCTATGCCAAGCGCACCCTGAGTGCCGCCAACAGTGGTGTTGAAATAATAAATGGCCGCACCACCCTGCGAACCAGCGGCACTGGGGCCAAGCATCTGCAAACCAGCGCCAGCGAACTGCGTTGTCGAATTATTGGTGACGCGCATCCCGTTATGGATTGTGGTGTTCGTTACGACACTAAGGGAAGTGGCAGGAGTGTTCGTGCCGATCCCCACGTTGCCCGCAAAATAGCCCTGCCCGTCCTTGCGAACGCCGAATCGCTCTGAGCCACCCACTTGCAAGGTGATCAATTGCGAAGCAGCAGCCGAAGCCGTGTCGGTCACATTCATCTTGATCGCGTTGAAGGAAGTCCCCCCAGCGTTCCAAGTGTCGGTCAGGTCATAGATAAAAGCCATATTCCACCTTTACACCAGTTTGAGTGCGCTTTCTAGCTACCCGTGGCCGAAGCTGTGCCGCCAAAGCTAATGGTCTTCGCGGAAGGCGCACTATCCCGCGCCGCAAACAACTGCACTTCGTAGTCAGTGTTCGCGCTCAGGCCCGTCACCGTTGCACCAATGCTGATCGAACCTGCGATACGGAAGTAACGATCCAATTCAAGATCGTAGAAGATTTCGCAAGGTTGACTATCATCAGCCTGAGTCCCCGTATCCACGAAGCTGCCGCCCACAGTGCGGTAACGCCAGCGCCCGATAGCGCCAAACGTCCCTTCAGGATCAGCAGCCGTCGCCAAAATAGACAACGGCGCAGAGAACACTATCTGCCCACCAGAGCCGGTCTTGACCGTCATCAGATCGGAAATCGCTGTCAGGCTGGTGCCGGTCACGGTGTTGAACGTGCTGTCATTCACAGTCGTACCGCCGGTCGTGCCACCAGTGTTAGGCGGCGCAGCATCAATCCGGGTGATTACAACTCGGCTGGTAATCTCAAAGCTGTCACGCACAGACTTGACAACGATTTCGCCGGTCGAGCCAATCGTCACGCCGGTAGGGATAGTCACAACGCCATTGGACACCGTAACCGTCCCGCCAGTGACGCCAGACTGCGACACAATCGACCATGTCGAAGTCGTGGACACATCCGTGCTGCCACGGAAACGCCGGAACTGAATATTGGTCGGCAATTGCCCGACATCCAGCGTCCCTTGGTAGTTTGCTGTGAAGGTCGCCGCACTGTCAGCAGGTTCGTGACGCGGTATCGTGGCGGACGTAATATCGGCCACATCATCAGACCAAGAGGTGCCGTTCCAGCGATACAGAATGTTGTCATCAGTATCGAACCACAAATCGCCAACGCCTTCGGCAACCGGCGCAGTAGACGAGTAGAAGGTCGTCACCTTGCCGTCAGCCGTTGCCTGCGCCCCAGCAGCGTCAGAAATGGCCTGCGCGATGGCATCGTCCTGCACTTCGATAAACGTGATGCCGTTGTGACGGTAAAGCTTGTTGCCATCGTTGGTGTCGATCCAGAAGTCGCCCAGAGAGCCGCCTGTGGGCATATTGTCCTGATAGAACGACTCGATCTTGCCGTCTGCGGTCGATTGCGCCCCTGCCGCATCCGCAATCGCCTGTGTCGCCAGATCGAACACCTGCTCGTCGCCCTGCGTAATCATGTTGAGCAACGGGTTGTATGTGATCGGCGTGCGAGCCACTACAGGTGCTCGGTCATCCCGATCCCACTGGTAGATCAGCGGGCTTTCTTCCAGCAACGCCAACGGCACACGGCCATCAACGCGGACTTCCTTGGAGATCACACGAAAGGGCTTTTCGTTGAAGCCAAGCGCCGAAAGCGTGATCGTGACAATGTGGCCAACCTCGCAGCCCAAAGCCTTGGCGTTGAACTCAGCCGATAGCTGCCCACGGAACTGCTGGCGCTGCAAAACCTGCTTGGCAAGGCGCTGCGCCCGTCGCCCGTCCTCCACAAACGGCACATCGAACGTCATCACACGTTCAATGCCATCCGGCGAAGGAAGCGACACTTCTGGATATTCGGCCATCTGGTACAGGCTCTGCGTCGAAGGATCGACGAACCTGCCGCGAATGATGTTGTGGCCTTGTGACAGACCGCCGCCGGTTTGATCCCAAGCGAACTCGCCCAAGAAGTCGCCATCCGTGAAGTCCAGCACCGGATCAGCCAGATCGTTCTTCAACAGAGCAAGGGTCAACTTCCCGCCGCTATCCCGTAGCGTCCCGTTCATGCAGGCGAGGAACGTGTTGATCGTATCCATGCGGCCATCTTCATCCGACACCGTGGCGCTGGTGCGGTAACGCTTCTGCGTTCCACCCGTCGCAAGCGTGATGTCTTCATCGCAGATGTTTGCAGCCGTGATGAACGATTCCATGTCAATGCGGGCTGGCGGAACACCAGCGCCCACTGACAGTTTGCCATTGATCTTCCAACCCAGCAGGAACCACAGCACTTGCAGGGCAGGGTTGTCATAATGGTCAGCGCCTGCATATGCGCCCCAAGTCGCCTGATTGTTGGCGCGGTGCGAACCGCTGCCACCCGGAACGGTGCTGTCGAGACGCGGATCGTAAAGCGGCGCACCTTCACCGATAATGGTGACACGCGACGGCAGACCCTGTACCAGCGGGCTTTCGGTCTTCTTGCTGTTGCCACTCCGCTTGATGCGGATGCGCACATAAGCACAGCCCGTCAGGCGGCACGATGCGTCCCAGACCGTGCCAGCGTTTACTGGTGCCGCATTGCCCGCAGTACCTTCAGTGATTGCCGTGACCGTAAGGTATCCGGTATAGGTGGCCGTTACACCGCCAAGGGCTGTCCAAGCCAGTTTCTCCTCAAAGTAGATTTCATCAATGCTGGCGACCTTATGCGCCGCCAGCGCAATGATGTAGTCGATGAATTCCTGATCCGTCCCGCTCGCTTCGTGATAGCGCAGATCAAGCGGCATGGCGGTAGTGCCGAGAACCGCCTTGCGGCCTGTGCTTGGGTCTAACGAAACATTGAGCCGTGAAATTTGTGATCTGGGCGTTTTCGGGCCAAAAAACACCGTCGAAGTGAGGGTGGCAGTGCCAGCCGCCAAGAACGCGAACTTTGCCACGCTGGCTGCTGTAAGGGCAAGCTTTGAGCCAGCTACAGCAAATGCGCCAACGCCAGTGGCGACAAGCGCAACAGTGCCAGCGACCAACGCTATAGTGCGGAGAGTTTTACCCACGACCGACTCCCCATGCCTTTTCCCACAAGCCGCGCTTCACACGCTCAAGGCCAACCTCTGAAATGAACCATGCGTAATCCCCAGCGACTACGCCGACGCAATCATCCATTAGCACCAAGTCACCCCGTTGGGCGAAACCAATCGGCACTTCGTCGAATTTGCTGTCCAGCACTTCTTCCATTGTCTTGCCGTCCAGCACCCTCGCAGACTGCAAGGCAGTGCTGTAAGCGCCGCGATATTCAGGCACAGGGTCAACGCCGGTCAGAGCCTCCACAGCGCCCGCCGAAAAAGTGCAGCAATCTTCCACACCCCATTCAAAGGTGACGCTGCGCTTGCTGGCGATGTATTCGCTCAGGCGCGCTTCCCAATCACTTACTCGGCTCATCTTTTATCGACTCCGGGGAAAGCGTCATAACCGCCGCCGCCGCCGCCCCCACCACCACCGGCACCGCCGCTAATGACACCAGCGACTAAACCATTCGCAGCAGAAATTGTCGCAGCCGCACTGTTGTCACCTGAGTCAAATTGACTCTGCGCCAAGTAGTTTTTGTTTGAAGCGCCCGTTAGGGTGGCAATGTAGTTTTCAATTACCAGCGAAATTTGTTGTGATGAAGGCGACCCTGCGATTGTAATATCGTCCATGTAGCCGGTGTAATATGGAACAATTGAGCCAATCTGGTTTTCGTTTTCATCAACAATGTAAAACCACAGGCGGGCAGTACGCCCTTGCCAGCGAGTAATATCGCCCAGAATATTCAACAACGACGATCCGCGAATACGAATAAAGTCAGCATCGCGCTGCTCAATAATTGATTCGGCCCGATCTTGGACAAACTCAGTCGCGGCCAAGATGCCATTCAGCGTAATGGAAACGGTGTCTGATCCAGATTCACTGTGCTTGACCGGACTGACCTCAATCAAGTCATGATCTAGGCTGAAGTAAGTGCCGTCCAATTCAGGATCACCACTTCCCGAAACAACTTTTTCGTAAATGCCAGAAGTCGCACGCAGAACATCGCCCTCGAAGTCCGCGTAAAGCATCACGCGCCACTGAAGTATCGGCGCTTCTAATGCCGCCTGTGTGGTCGCGTCCACCATTAGAAAGCCTCGCGTAGTTCAAGTGCGAACGTGTGAACATCGCCCACGCTCACGCTTATAGCAGGCTCCTGTATCATATACATCAATGCATAAGGATTCTTGTACTCGACCGGCGAGTTGTCGCTGGGCGCTCTGCGGATCGGCGGCTCAAAGGTCAGCGTTGCGATGCCAGAACCGTCGCTGACAACATCCGCAGTCAATTGCAGTAGCTGGTCGCCAATCGTGATGTAATCGCCAGCCAAGATCGGGGTTACGGAATTGGGCCAGCCGTCAGTGATGATGCTACGCCCCGTCTGCCCACCGCCCCGCACAAGCACAGTGTTGGCAAGCGTCGATTGCGGCCTTGGATGTGCCAGAACGCGGAAGTCATTCACACCGCCGCGAGCCTGCGCGACAAACGAACGCCAAGGACGGATTGCCTCGCGCCCCACAAGCGGCGGTGGCGTGAACTGGCACTCCCACCAGCCACGATTAGAGCCAATCGTTTGACGTTGCCCCGTCCAGCCGCTCACATTGGTTTGCGAGGGCATGATAAGCCTCCACTGCAATGCAGCAGCGTTATAGTTCGATGGGAATGTGATCGTCGCCATTACATTGCACCTGCCAATCGGGGACGGCGCAAGGTTGCAATGGTGCGCTGTTCTGCTGCCGCCACAATGCTCGGAGCCGCCTCAAGTATGCCACGCTCGACCTGCTGGCGAACGGCTTCAGGATCGGTTGAACCGCGAGCATCCACGTTAATCACCATGCCGCCGCCTTGCAGCTTGCTGTTGGGAATAATGGAGCCATGCGATGCAGGACTAAACAATTCCGGCCCACGCTCGCCCACCAGATAAGTGCGCCCAGCATTGACCTGACCACCATCAGCACGCGCATTAGCATTAATGCGGGCCTGAACGTTTTTGCCAAAAGCGCCAATGCCCCCAAGCTGAATGCCGAGGTTGACCACGCTGCTCAAAATATTCAAGAACCCACCACCACGGATGGCACCGACCATGCGATCAAGGGCTTGCAGTGTCCGATCTGCCATCTGCGTGAAGTTTTCAGTGACAGACGCAGTGGTTTTTGCACTGGCATCCTGAAGAACCTTCATGGCCGACTTGAAATCGCCGGTTTGCTTAATGATCCGCTCGGCTTCCGTTTGCGCGCTGATCTGCTGCGTAGTCAGGCCGGTGTTTTCCGGCAAAACCATCAACGAACCTTGGGTGGTGAAATCCTTTGAAACAGTCGCCTTGCCAAGACTTCTGGTGCGGTTGTCAAAAGCCTCACCCTCAAGCCGTGCGATTGCCGCTTCCTTTTCAGCGTCAGACAACCGTGACTTTTGGATGAGCGCCATTTCCTCTGCAAACTTCTTGCTTGCAGCCTGAAACGGGAAAAGCCTGTCATAAAGCTGGGCGAAGTTATCATTCGCAGCCTTAACGGAAGTCCCGGCGGATCGCGCAGCACCCGCGACTTTTTCCAAATTAGCCGCCACAGACGGAAGCGCAGCGGGAGCATTAAGCTTTGCCCCTTTCAATGCAGCCAATTCAGCACCAGCATTGAACATAGAGAAATCAGGAGCGCCCGCACCTACACCGAGGCTGTTGGCGCGATCTTGGCTGCGCCGCGCAGCACCAACCCGCTCAATCAGGTTTATAACACTAGCCAACGGACTAAGCATCGCAAACGCTTTGCCAGCAAGCCACTCCAAGCGGCTTCCTGTTATGCCAATCGTATCCGCAAGCCCAGCAATGGCACCAGCGGTGCTTGAAACATACCCAGACATCACCCGCAGGCCCGAAACAAAGTCCTGCGTGCTTTGAGCCGAGACGTTGATTGCCGCAGCGGCATTCGCCATCATCGTGACAAGTTCTGCGGTGACAGTAATCAGCGGTGTCAATTGCGGCAAAAGCTTTTGCCCGACTGCAACCTGCAATTCCTCAACCGCAGCGTTCATCGTCTTGATCTGGTTCGCGGTGCTGCCGCCAGTGCGCGCCACATCGCCACTCGCCATCGCAAGCTGGGCCTGTATTTCAGCCGCCCGCACAACGATCTTTTCCTGATCGGTAAGTTCTTTTGAAAAGTCGCCAAGCCCCATCGCAGCAGCACGGGCCTGAAGCGCATTCTCGCTCAAGAACACGCCTACAGCACGAAGCGGTTCAGCCTCACCCACAAGGCCCGAAAACAGCTTCTGCTGGGCAACTTCGTTTGACAGGTTCTTGAAGCTGGCAAGGTCTTGCGTCAGGATAGCGAACTGCTTGGACAGTTCAGCCGATTGCTCTGGGTTTAGAGCCTTGCCGAACAATTCTTGGAACGCCAAGGCACCGCGCTGGATTTCCTGCGTTGAGCGGCCCAACGCATTGCCGGTTTCTTCAGCCCATGCCGCAACATCACTAGCCATGCCGCCAAACACAACCTCGAATGCGCTACCCATTTCCTGAGCGTCAATCGCGGCTTGCGCAGACTTCTTGCCGAAGTCGAATATGACGTTACCGATCCCCGCAGCCACCAAGGCCACGCCTACACGCTTAAACGCCCCGCCCATAGTCGAAGCGTTAGAGTCTACTTCCCGTGCAGTTTGTGCGGATTGCCTTTGCAGGCTTTCAAGGTCACGCTCACCTTGCTTAAGCCCCCGCGTGTCGGCATCCAATACAAGGCGGGCAAAATCGGTCATTGCTCACGCTCCATTGGTGACTTGCGCAGCGGGTTGTTATCTATGATCTCCGTGCAATACACACGGGACATATCGACAAGGCATAATGCCTCAACTGGCGCTAAATTGCAATTAGTCAGCCGATTGAATGCCTCAACCTCAGTAAAGTCAAACGGAACAGCCCCGTGCGGCCCAGATTTGGCATAACCCAATTCACGCCAAACGTCAGCCAAACGCTCACCCGCAGCTAAAACCGGCAAGCTTTCACCATATAGCTGCAGGCGGGTTTCTTCTTCGCCATCAGGTTTTACAAACAGCCAGCCGACCTGCGCGGCGAAAGTTATTAGGCGCTGTCGGCTTCGATAAAAAGGCGCTGTTCTTCCGCAATGGCCGTGTTGACTTGGCTAAAGAATAGCGTGCCGGGGCCGCAAATCTTCAGGACATTGTCGCGGTTCAAATCAAGCGGCTTGCCATCCCACTCGATGTTCTCCCATTCGGCAACGGCAGCAACGACCAGATCAGCCATCGCATCCTCAAGCTCCGTCTGGAACTTGGCAAGGATGTTGTCAGCGTCACGATCAGCGGTTCGAGCCATGCGTTCAGCCCGCAACGCCTGCACACGCTCAACCTTGCGGAAAGCGTCCATTACAGTGCGCGACCCCATCCCGCGAACACGAAGGCGGGAAGGTTTACCCTCCCCGCCAATCGGTTCATCACGATAGTGCAAATGCACCCACGAACCGCGCTCAGACGCGGCCCGCAGGTCAAGCTTGGCAAAATCCATTATGCGTCCTCAAGGGCGTCAATGGTTTCCGCGTTCTGCTTGAAGTTGACAGTGAAGCCCTCATGGGTTGTGGTGTCACCCTGAGTTTCCAGATACGAATGGAAGTAGCCCTGAGCGTATTGCACCGGATCGCCAACAACGACAGCCGGAACGCCATTGGTCAGCGCACCCGAAGCCTTAACGATCTTGATGCTGCCAACGCCCGACAGACCGCCGCTGTTTGCCAAAGTGCGAACGCTGGTCTGGCCCGCATCGCCCGAAATCTTACGAACAGTCATGGTGCTGTCGTTGCCGGTGCCTGCGCCCTTAAGGCCACGGGTGAAGCCGCTTGCCAGATCGGGAACGTCAATGTTGGCATGGCTCACGCCAAGCTGCGGGAGAACCTGCACGCCGACAACTTCAACCCAAGTCAGGGCATCAAAGCCCACTTCGTTGTTGGTAGCAGGCAGCGCAGCAGCAACGAAAAGGCGCTTGCCGATATGTGAGGTAGTGGTCATTCGTCATCACCCTTCTTGGTAACAGTTTTGCGAGCGGGAGCAGGAACAATATCAGCTACCCATCCGGCGGCTTCCCAGACGGAAACATCCTCCGGCTTAACATTGGCAACACCATTAAGGTATGCCTTATGTGTCATGCGAACCTTCATGATGGCTCCGTAATATAAAACACCCGGACAGGTTGCCGCCAATAAGCCCCGTCCTGAAACGGTGTCCCAAATGCGGCTGGTGCATACATTAGCACATCACCCCCAGTTGACGCAAGGCGAAGGGCTTTAGGAAACCTATCCGCTACTTGCTGCGCGATAGTATTGGCTGACGTATTGAACCCACCAGAGCGGATCACAACGGTCAAAAGCACAACCCCTGTTTGAAACGGGAAGCCGCCAGACACAGTATCATCAACACGATCACCGGGAACGTGGCGAAACTCAATATATGTGCCGTTTGGCGTGAAGTCCTGATTAGGCCATGCAACAGGCGGGCAACTTGCCATGCCCGTCAGCCTTTGCCCGATAGCCCTTTCAATCTCATCAAACGTCACTGCACCAGCCTCGCGTTCTGCTGGACAATGCGGCTCCATTGCTGTGCTGCATTATCACGCCACAAGCCGCCGCCTTGACCGACGCCGACCATGTAGTGACGCGGTATAGCATACTCTGCCGTCCATGACACCTGAAACGGGTCGCCAAGCTGCAACGCGCTCAATCCCAGCACATAACTGTCAGCGCCTTCGCCAGCACGGGAGCCGCGAACCTCAGTCACAAGCGAGTTGCGCAGGAAGCCAGTATCGACCGGCATATTGCCGCCCTGCGCCACGGGTGTTTGGGCAATCCGCACAACGTCCTGAATGGACTGACGGGCAACGCGCAGCATCTGATCTGCCGTCTTGTCGGCAAAGGCTTGTACGTCTGCGATGAATTGACGATTGTCAGCCACGCAGCCAATCCACCCTGTGTTCAGCGTAGCAGCGGCAATTGATCGTCTGCCCCGCACTAGCTCCTAGCGATGTGTCGCCGGGATACAGCATCCGCGATCCGTCAGCCAAAACGAATACGCCATTAACGCCGTCAACCTCTTGCCCGTTTGCGGCAACGTGATCGGGGCGGGTTCTGCTGTCCAATGTCGCATCCCATACCTTCACAACGCTGTCAGCACGGATTGCGCCCTGCTCAATAGCCTGCTGGATGCCTTCCTGCCGCCCAGCGCGCAGTGCCGTGATGCTTTCGGTGCGTGCGATTGTCTCAGCGCGGTACTTCAGCAAGCGCTCGCTGTATCGCCCAGCAATGCGGTCAATGTCAGTCTGCGAAAGCGGCTTACCCTCTGCAATCGCCCTGCGCACCAGCCCGTCGAACCGCTTATCGCGCAACTCCCGCGTGAAATAGCCTGAGTCCAGCGTTTCAAGCTGCACCCTTGCATTTGCCACGTACCCAGCCTGCTGCGAGGTTATGCCGATCTCAGCCCGCACCGCCCTTGCAGCGTCACGCGGGTTTCGGCCAACATTGACTTGCTCGGTGATAATCTGGCGAATGGCGTTGCGCTGATCTTCAACAATCTCGGTGACAAGACCGCCTACATGGTCACGCGCCCATGCCACAGCGCGAGGCGCATTGCCGTCAAGCGCAACCCTAGCGGCAAACGCTGGCGCAGCGGCAGCGATGGTACGCCCGCCATCCACATAAGCGTCACGCAGCGATTGGTCGAAGGGGAACATATCTGCCTGCGTGATGCCAGCAATCTCAACCGCCCGATTGAAGTCACGCCCCTCAATCGCCTGTGCCAGCGCCTGCAAGTTGATGCTCTCACGCCTTGCGACAATAGCCTGCTCAAACGCACGCTGAATAGCCCTATCGTGCTTGGCGAGGGCTTTCTTGATGCGCTCTAAGGATAGGCGGCGGGCCACTATACCCGCGCTTGCACAACGTAATAAAGAGCAGTGCCGCTAGGGCCTGTCTCTTGCACATTGATGATCCGATACGACACGCCCAAAATGACAAGGCGATCCGCAGTGGATGGCTTCGGCCCAACCGCCGAAAGCATAACGCGCCGATCATTCTGCTGGATCAGCGTGCCATCAATCAGCGCCTGCGGATAATCCGTGACCATCGCACGAAGCTGTGTCTGCACTGGCGAACCGCCGGGAGCGTCCCAAGGATTCGCAGGGGCTGAAGTCGGTTCCTGAAGCGTGACGAGAAACTCGCCATCACCAACATCAACCGCCACTTCAAGCAGCGCAGCATTCACTTCCGCTGCGATCTGAGCGCCGCTCATGCCATACACTCCTGCATCAGCTCAATCAATTCGGCCTTCGCCATTTCAAGCGCACCGACCATCGAATAACCGCCGATCATGCCGCCAATGCCGTTCTGGCCCTGCCCGTTACGGCTGACAGCGCCATAAGCGATTCCGACCAATTCACCGCTTTCGGCTTGTGCCAGCAAATCACGCAAGCACTCAACGCACGAATCTACTGGCTCACCAGAGGGGACATCCCCGAACAACCCCACGACATTCGCCATGCTACCCTCGCAAAAGGAAATTGGTCTTTGCTTGCAAATACGGTGCCAGCAGATCGTCGGCCATTGTTACGACAGCCCGCTGCGCATCAACGCCCGTCTGGCCCATTGCAGTCCAGCCGATTTCGCCAACGCGGGTCAAAACCTTCTGCTGCCCCGGCACAACACTGGGCTGCAAACCGCTAGGCGTTGCCTTTTCGAAGTGCGCCAAAATGCCTTGAGCAAGCTTCACATCAGCGGGGATCGTGCCGCCAAGCGTAGGCCAAGGATATTCAGTCTTCCACGGCAGCGACTTCAGGTAAAGCCAAGAGCGGCGCAAAGCCGCTTCCTTGCTCGCGGTGTTTCCGGTTTCGGTGTAATTGAAGTATGCCAAGGCATAAGCTTCAAACTCAGCAACCGTAATGAAGCTTTCAGCCCCTGCGACACCCGTGCCATTTTCGATTATCAGTGCCATCAGATCAACGCCAATATGTTTGTTGCACCAGTGCCAGTGGCAAGCACTTTGACGCACTGCACAAAGACATAACTGCCAATCGGGACATTTTTGAATGTCACTGTCTGCCCGCCCACAGTGACTACAGCCACATCGCCGCTGCCGCCACCGCCGCCACCGCTTCCGTGACTGCCGATATAAAGATAGCGGACGCCATCCTGCAAAACAGTCGTGTCGCTCGGCGTGACTTCCAGCACCGTAGTGGCGGTGTGCGTTGCGTTAGGGCCAAGCATGATTAAGCGTCCTTTTTAGGGCGACCACGGCGCTTTAGCGCGGGCGCGGACGGGGCTTCGGCTTGGGCTTCGTCTTTGGCTTGTATGGCATTTGGGGCTTCCTCAATCAGTTCCACAAAGCCAACCGGCTTGAACCGCTCGTCGATGATCTTGCAGCCTTGCGCACGCAGTTCCGCCTTGCGCTCAGGGCTTACAGGGTGAGGCTCATAAATGATTTTCATCGTTAACGCCTTCTGCCCTTCCTTGCTGCGCTTAAGGCAATGGCAATCGCCTGCTTGGGAGGCTTGCCTGCCTGAATCTCTTTCCGAATGTTTTCGGAGATTACCTTTTGAGACTTACCCTTCTTCAACGGCATAATTCACCTCAAAAGGAAAGGGGCGGGAGCCGAAACCCCCGCCCGCATTCATTAGCTGCGGTCGCCAATCGCGGCAACACCAGCGGTTTGCTTGATGTCGGTCGCGACCTTGTCCCAGTTGGTGCCGGTCGCCAGTTCAGCGTCGGTCGGGGACTTGCCGCCGTTGGCTTCATCCCACGCATAGCCCTTCAGGCCGAGGCCGAAGCTGTAATCCACCTGCATGGTGGTTTCGATGCGGGTCTGACCGTTGCTGGTGTCGATGTTGGAGATCACATCGCCGCCGTCGAACACCGTGGCAGCGCCAGCAGCGAGCGACAGAACGCAATCCGTACCCGGCGTGCCGGTAACGGTCAGCGACGGAGCGTCGGTCACGATCACGGCCTTGCCGAGAATGTCCACGATGGTCACGCCCTGAGCGACGAACAGACGGTTGCTGTTGGTCAGGTTCTGGCCGATCAGCTTGTGATACATCGAACCCGTCATCACTTCAGCAACGAGGTCAGCCGAACGATCACCAAACAGCGCATGGCTGTCGTTGATGGTGTTGTACGTGACCACGGCGTTGGTGCCAGCGGTGATGTCCACGGTCGTGGCAGCGCCCTGATTGACGATGGCAGCACGCAGCGCAGCAACTGCGCTGTTAAGCTGGTCGCGCATCATGGCTTCAGCGAAGTTGCGCGAAGCGACTTCGATGCCTTCGGTCGTGGGCTTGTTGAGCCACGTAAGCTGCGACGGTTCGAAGCGGATCGGGCCGAAGCCGCCAGCAACCTTAACCGACGAGTGCTTAAGCTGCGTCAGGTCAGTGGCCGAGGCCGAACCCTGCGAAGCATAACGGTCAACGCGGCGCTGGGCCGAGTGGATGGCAGCGAAGAACGATTCCTGAAGGAAATCGCCGTCAAAGCCGTCAGTCGTGAGACGGATTGCGCCGTTCGAAGCGCCGTTGAACTTTTCGACCATCTGGCCGAGAGTTTCGATGGTGGCAGGCATCACATATTCGTTGAAGACCTGCATCTGCGAGAGAGACATATCAATATTCCTTAATCAAGTTCAGGGAAACGAGCCTTCAAGGCCGCTTGGCGTTCAAGCTTACTGCCTGCCAAACTGCCCTTAGACGGGGTTGGGTTTCCGCCAATGTCTCCACGTGTGACCCCACTGCCTTGCGGCTTAGTCACGAATGCAGCGCCCTCACCTGCCGACCAAGACTTAACGTAATCGCCAAGCACCTTTGGCCCCATTGAGGTTTCCACGTAGGCAGTGCCGTCCTCACCAAGCTTAACATCGCCAGACAGCATCGCTGTTGCGGCTTTGATGAAAGCAGGCTCGGTAATACCAGCCTGTTGCAGCGCACCCTGAAGCGATTGATCGCGGGTGATGCCCGTGTACTTGCCCTTCCATGCCTCAGCTTCGCCCGCGAGCGCAGCCAGCTTTTCTTCCAGCGCGGTGATCTTTGCCTGTGTCGCTGCCGTATCCGGTGCGCCCGCCTGCAATTCTTCGATCTGCGCCTTCAGTCTTGCAGCTTCCGTTTTTGCTGTTGCTTGCCCTTCTTTGGTGCGAGCATAGGCATTGCGGAGGCTAGTAACTTCGGGGTGTTCGTCCACACCTTCAATCTGCAAGACATACTTGCCGTCTTGTTCAGTGTAGAATGCTGCAATGGCTTCATCGAGGCCATCTGTGGTTTCAATAACGGTTTTAAGGGCCATCGGCCTAATTCCTTTCGCAACGCATCGCGTTCACTTAAGTTTTATCACACGGTAGTGTCATTTGACAAGGCAGTGTCCAGCCTTGCCGCTTCTTCCTCCGCTGTAGTCTCAGGCGAGAAAATCCCGCCCTTCTGACCATTGGCAAAGTAAGTCTCCCAACTCATGCCGCCAGCGTCATAAACGCCGAACAGCGCAGAGAATTCCTGCGGCGACATGGTGCGATCCATCAGGTCAGTCGGAGCCTCAACAACAATGTCTTCATCCGGCAAACCCATAATCATCGCTGTGTTCTTAAGCGCACGCTCCAACAGCAAGCAGCTATTCTGAGCGATGCTGACAAGCGTAGCGGTTTCGCTTGCGTAACGCAGCTTCTTGGCTTCGCCGCTTTCTTGGCTTGCCTTGGTCTGCTCGAACAGACGCGCACCTGCCATAAGCGCAGCTTCACGCTGGCGCACCATCGCATTGTCGTG